ATTCATTGAAACTTGAACTATATGTAGCAGCTATTGATGCTGATATGCTACTTGATAAACTCAATTGTAACACTGATGCAGATGCAAACAAATTGACTTGTAATGCCGCTGCCTCGTCTGTTGCTGTAGCATATTCTAAATCAGACAGTCTAGTGTCAAATACAGAACCACTACTCAAATACCATTCTGCATATGGATATAGTTCTGCAGAAGACGTAACAGATGTTGATGCTGTAGTCTGATAATTCAAACTAGCAGTTGCTGCAAAATTGATATGGCCATATGGTGGCGAAGCTGCAGAATCATTAAGTGTTACTAGACCAAATGTGTCGCTATTGAAATACCCCCCCAAGTCTGCTGCAAATTCGAATTTCCAACGTGCAACAACTGCATCTGATCCGCTGTAACTTCCTTGTCTTTCTAAAGCCTCTAACAAACTACCAGTGGTTAAAGAGCCTGTTAACAGCATATCGATTGGCGTTGAGTTATACGTACCAGCGGCCGGTAAAGCAGCTTGACCTGTCCAAACCGGTATAGACCCAGTTGAAAATGTAACTGATGGGCTAATGCTTGCAGTTCCTATAAATAAAGATGCTGTAATAGAAGCAATGTGTGTTTCACTTCCATATGGGAGTAATCTCAATGGTAACCATGCTGGACCAGGATACCCGCTGATCTCATCAACTTGTATCGTTTCCCAACCCTTTAATCCTTCATACAAATCACCCCAAAGTGTTGATCCGCCGCTAGCGGTGGGGTGGCCTGAACCACTATTAATTAATTCGTATATATTAACGGTTTCTGAACTCACAACATCACCTGATGCCGGCAGCGTAATTTCAAAGAGATATCCTGATCCCGGAGCATTGACATTGCTTCTTCCACTTACGCTATTTGAACCCAATATAGTAGCATCAATATCTCCTCCTGCTGTTAACAGATACGCCCCACTCCCTGAGTCTGGAGCATCATAATCATGATACCATGTGTCTATTATATAATTAGACGAACTTGAAAACGTAAATTCGGTAGAATTAGAACCTGTATGTGCAACACCTTCAAATACTACATCAGACCCAGAATCAGCTGTAGATTTTACCGTTGTTAAAACTGCAGTTTCATTATACAATGATTTGCGGTATTCAACATAACTAAGACTTTCTCTTGTTTCTGACAACGTTGCGCCGGTTATCGGCAAGAATACTGCCTGCGACATCCATGTAGGTGTTGATCCTGTAATATACTGCGATCCACTTAATACTGCATATTGATACGAATATGTTGTCCCAGCATATCGTTCATCTGATGATTTTGTTAGATATGCTTGCCATTGATCATCATCTTGTGCTGTTATTGTTGCAACTGCACCTTCAATACCACCTAAATACACCGGATAGCTACCTGTTACAATCGTAGTTTCTTGAACGTTGATATCCGTATTATATCCTGCATTTTGTTTGTTTACGCGAGGTAAAAATGAATCTTTATTTCTTTCTAGAATATTAGGTTGGATCAATAATCCAGTTATTTTATCAGCACGAGCCGGCAACAATTGATCTAACTGCTTAAAGAATGAAAGATCAAACAATGTAAATATTTTGATGTATGCATTTAGGTCATTCTTAGTTTCATATTTCTTCCAATATGATTGTGCAGCTTCAATTAAATCTGGGTATGACCGTTCATATTGCTGGCCAGGATCGCCAATATATGAATCTAATTCAGTAAATCCAAGTTGTGCAATTATATCCTCATCAATCATTGTTTGTGGAGAAAAATATACTCCTAAACGATTTGAATCTAGTGGAGCTTTATCAAATTGGCTTCTTTCTGCTCTAGATTTAACATCCAATGTTCCGACCAATTCATTATCTTCCAATCTAATCTTGTTGTCGTCAAATGTTCCAGCAGCCAAAGAAATTCCGTCATAATAATATGTTTCTTCAATTGAGTCATATGGTTCTGCATTAGTCCAACTTGCAAATGAAGCTGATATTCCTGACAGATTAGGTTCAACACCTGACATTGTAACAGCCGTTGTGTGATTGGTTTTTTCTGTTAGTGGCAAACGGAATACTAATTCATCATATGCATCAACATTGCCATCATATGCAGCCGGTGCTTTTGTATGATTATTAAATGGCGAATCTTGTAAACTAGATGACCAAAGTCTCAATTCTTGAAGCTGTCCTTTAAGACGTGCACCATTACCAGTACCACCGAGTGTTACTGTGCCTGTTGATGCAAATGATGCTGTTGCAGAAGCAGATACTGCTGCTACAATTTTTCCATATTTTGATTTTTTGGCAACAACTTCTAATGATGCATTACTACCACTTCTTAATAATACATTCAACCATCCACCATCAAACATTTCAATATCAGCCGAACTCGTGCCGTTGATTTGAATAGTTCCTAATGTACCGCGCGTAAAATCTAAAGTAACATCGTTTGAATCTACTGAAAATAAATTCATTGTGCTTGGCAATGCTGGGTTTGTTAATACATTGTCTGTTCGGAAACGAAGTTCTACTGAATTAATTGGTTGATCATAATCAACTGTTACTGTACCAGCAGCATTTTGAATTAAGTCTAATGCATAGTCAAAATTCAATTTTTCATAAACTGGAGGCCGTTCTAATCTAGGTCCACCATATTCATTGATTGATATCATGCTCTGTGGTATTCCGTAACATGATAATAATGCTTTTACGCTTCGTTTAGTTCCTTTTGATTTTAATAGTCCTGGCAAGTTGTTAACAATGCGACGCCATACGTGGTACGTCATATCCTTGCCTGGTAATGATGCATCACCTACCGTATTAGAACCAGTAATAGGAATTCCTGCTTCGTTAGTACCTAAAACATATTCCCAAAGATCTTTGTATTGATTTCCATCCGTTAACGACCAACCAAACTGTTTTGCTACAGAATAAAGTAATTCATTTGGAACGCCATATTTTGGGTGTTCATCTCTAGAATATATTTTAGAAACATTGCGAATGTATGTATAAATAATATCATAATGTTGTCCTAACATATGAATAAAAGTTTCTAAACCTTCATTGTCAGGATTAGTTCGTAAATACAACGGAACGCCGTTAATCAAAGAATTATAATTTGCTCTATCATATAAATCTGTATTGTTTAACAATGTTGAATACCATTCTTGAGCAATGCTTGCTGTGCTGCTATACAATGTATGCGGACGAGATGTTGTTGTCTTAGGCCATGGATCAATATAACTACCTGTTATATATGAAACATTAGGGTCTGCTAATGGTAGATCATATGTAAATGGGGTTGATGATGATTCGAAATAAAGATACTTTTCAAATTCATCAAACCCACCAATCAATGCATTTTTAAGATTTGTAAATTCTTCAATGTTAGTAACAGCTGTGCTGCCTGATATAGATCCTAATGTACTTAATTTTGAATTGTAATATTCAATTAATTCAATTTTATAATGAAAGTTTTTAACACGTTCTGTGGCTGAGCTATAAAATACAAAGTTATTAAAATCTGAATAATCAATATTCAAATCAATGCCAGCAAGACTTCCAGAAAATACCGAATCAACTAATTGTTGTGACGTTGAAACACTTGATCCTAATATGTCATTCCAATTCTTTAACCCAGTGTCCGTACTTGTGCTAGCACGATCGGATGCATCCCAATTCGGCCCTGATAATTTTCTTGTTGTTCCTGCTAAACCTAACCCAAACGTTTCTAACGTAACACGATCAATGTATGTAGGGCGTTGTTCTTCAACTATCCAACATTTGAAATCTTTTTCAATATCATCTGCTAATGGCTCATGTAATTTTACATAAACATATTCTCCAATTACTACACTGTTAGAAAACAATGCAGTTTGGTTTCTACTAAAATTAACAAGCAGAGTACGATATGATGCGGTTGATGTTAAACGATCAACACTATTTCCAACTTCTTGTATGTAATCTGTAATTTGTTCAAGAAATTCAGAATCATCCGGATCAATTGATCTTAAACGAAGTTCTGTACGGTCCGGTGAAATTTCATCTATCTTTAATTTTTGTGATTCATATGAACCAATAAGATTAGTATAGAAATTTAAAGCAATTCTATACTCACCTTTTTGAATTCCTAATTCATTGAATTCTTCAAATAGATTTAATTCCCATGGTTTGGCTGGTAAACGATATAGAGTGCCGTCTGCAGGATCGGTAAAGGTAACTTGGTTTTTAGTTTTAAAATTAGTTCTGTGATTGCCAGTGAGCCATGTGTCTCCAGAATATACATGCAATTCTACAGTACTAGTAGTCTTTCCGAGATTAAAGAAATTGTTCTTCCACGCAAATTTTTTAGCAGCTGAAGTAAATAAACCAATTTCTTTGTCTAGAAAATGTTGTCCCTGCGTAGCTTTCGTAGCACTAAGTATCTTGTCAATATTTTTAAATTTTGTTAACATACGTTATTGTCTCTATTCAGGGTCTATTAAATCAACAGTGAAATATGCTTGTGATCCATAATAAAATCCACCTTCACTTCTTTCATTCTGACTACTCCAAGTATTATTTTTAGTACTATAACCTTCTACAAACCATGTCGACCATGGTATTAAGTCTTGATTTCTAACAATTGTTTCTCCACGCAACGCATCCCATACTTGTGGTCTTACATATTTACTAGCACGTGCTAAATTAGTGAACCCAGGAACATAATCAGGGGCATGACGTTGTAGTCGTGTAAAGAAATATATAGATGGTGAATTTGGATTTGGTAGCGTAGTTTGAGATTTTGTTACTATATTTTGTGCATTTTGAAAAGTGGTTACTAGAGACAGATTTGCAATTCTAGGAAGAACTAAAGTTGCTAATTGTTGATTGAACACATCAAGAGCTATACGGTAGCTAGTGCTTGGGCCACTGTTAAAGCCGAAACCCGTGTTCCTTTGGAGTGTAGTGACTTGATTTCTTATAGCATTAATTGAATTTACGAGGACAGCCACATTACGTAAAGCTGTAGGAACAAAACTTGTATTTGCTATATCAAAGTGAACCGATCCAGTCAAGAACCCTTGAGCATCACTCTCTCTACTGATTCGATTTAATTCTGGTTCAACCGGTTGACTAAGTTGATTGATTGTTGAAGCAATGCCATTTATAAAAGAGCTTTTGGCCTGGGTTAAACTGCTAACATAAATAGAAGTGGGAAAACCGAACCTTTGATACTGAGACACAATTTGCGCATATGTATAACCAACACTTCCGCCGCCATTAAATGAAGCCGTTGTTACAAGACCATTAAATACATCTCTGATAGATGTTAATTCAGCAACAGCAGCATCTACACCATTATAAGCCGTAGTTAATACACTTGCAGCAACTCGTGCAGGAGAATACGCATCAACAGTTACGTCAGGCCCTGGCGGCATATTATTATGCACAGGAACTTTGTATGTAATTCGTAAATCTTTTCCTGTTTCTATCATTTCCGGCGTAATGGTATATCTTTTCGGAAATGACTGCTGCGGTCCTTTAAGTATGTAATCAAATTCTAAACTTGTATACTGTCCATCACCTGCGTTTGTAGCACTCCAAACATCAGCACCTCCACCATATGGGAAATTGAACCAACCTTCTGGGTCTGGCGTATATCTTGCACTGAACGGATCGAATCCTTCTTCTTCTTCTGGTATTTCAACATCAATCTCGCCAATATCAGTTTGCCTTGAAATAATTGTGGGAGGAAATTTAAAATATTTGAACTGCGTATCAATTGCTCTAGTAACAGAACTATTTGTATACAAACGATCGTTCAATTCTAAAATCACCGATTCATTATATCCTGCAGCTTCTTCGTCAGTTACTGGTTGTACTGTGCCGTTGATTACAAGATTCCCAGCTGCATCTCGTTTATTAACAAAAGGCAAATTAGATACATAATCTAAACCTCTTTGTTCATATGTAACTTGTTCGCCATCACTTGCAAATTGAAATCTAGCAGGATCTTTTAAAACGGGCTTGCTTGTCAGTCTAGTGCTATTATATTGTGTTCCGTCTGCCATTATCTAACTACTTTAAAATAATATTCATTATCAATATACTGTTCTGTGAATCCATCAACAATTTTTAATGCTATGCGATAATAACGCTCTGGCATCAACCCATTCATATCCAAATAAATGAAGTTGCTGGTCTCATCACAACTCACTTTAGTATAAATATCGTCAAATGGAATTATTGTTTCATCTGTAGCAGCATCAACAACTGAATAATATGTAGTCTCTGGCAAGCGCTTAACTGTCTGTAATGGAAATAAATTTGTAGCTGATTTTTGTGGATATTTATCTCGTCCATAAAAGCGTATACGAGCTATTTCCGTGTCTTTATACGATTTGTTAATTTTTGGGTAAATGATATTCGATTCTAAATCAAGTGCGTCTAACGTGCTAGAATACGCTGACTGATCCCAATACATGGTTAGCTTTGGAACATATATGGTATGAGTTTCTCTACTAAAGAATCTTACATATCCAGTAGTGTCACCAGACGCTTCATCAGCATCAGAAAATTTAAGCAAGAATCCATTATTTGAAATTGTTGTTCCTGCACTACCGCTAATCCATAATTTAACTGCATCTGTTACATCCATGTTAATATCAGTAGGACGATAACTAAATGACTCTTGTTCTTCTAAGCCCGGTTGTGTATAAAAACTTTGGTCATATTGCGTTAAGTCATATGATGCAGACCCACTTTGATATATCCAGCTACCACCTTGGCTTCCGGTAATTTTTAAAGATGGCGTAACATCACCTGATGTAGTCCATGATGAACCTGAAGCAGGATATTGCCAAGAAACGCCATCGGTAATAGAAGGCGATGAATTTTCAAAACCAACACCATTCACCCAAGAATCATATGCAATTTTTGCTTCAACTGTATATTCTGAAGAAAGTTTTTTTGCGTGAGAAGTATATAGTTGTAAAACAAACTTACATGCATCTAAAGTTGTAGAATATTTTGTTAATGTCGATTGAATTTCAGACATATCAAACTTAAGAAGAGACCTACTTCGTACATAAGCATCTCCAG